CCACTCTTGGTATCCATGCAAACTCCCACTTTTAACCACTTAGTTTTTTCAGCACCAGTTTTATCTGTATAACTACCGTTTTTGCAAATTACATCATATTTAATTCCCATTATTTTCTCTCTTTCAATTTTGTAAACATTTCCTCAACTTCACTCAAGAACTTCTCTACTTCTACTTCCATAGCCTTAATATACTCTACATCCCTATTAAGGCGCACTACAAATAATTGCAAGTCCTCTGGTAGTCTAGGGTCAAATGATACGAAGTCGCACCATTGACGGCCTGTTACTGCCATTTGGCATTGCATCTGTGGGACATACTTAGATGGCGGTTTATCATCCGTCAAATACTCTATATGCGTACTGCTATTAGGACACTTTATCTCAAGCAATCCATCGTCAGCAATAAGACCATCAGGACTACAACCAAAATTACTGATACTAAGGTGGTCAATAAAAGCGACTTGATTAACGAATATTCCCATTTCTGATTCATAAGCGATTCTCGCAAAAGGTTCTGTTGCTGTACCCCATTCCATTGCTGCATTGGTAAACAACTCTCCTGGCACTCCTGTAAGCCTCTGAACTACCAATTCTGTCCTGTAGTTCTTACGGCTGGCAGACTCCCCAGATTTCCCCTTAGAAAGCACATCTGCTATACGGCTGGCAGTAACCTTGCCCAGCCTACTTAGATGCCATTCATTACTCCCCTGTTGAATCATCTCTAGCCTTTATCATTGCATCAGCAATTTCATAAGATTTTAATGTTGCAACTTCAATCCAAGAATGTGTACCATCCTTCAGATCAAACTTCCAATCTCCAGCACATATTCCTTGCATAGCTTTACCAGCAAAATAATCACGCAAATTCATTTCTATTGGCCCAATAAGGTTGTTTTCTTCTAAAAATGATTTCATAGTTTAGCCTCTGCTAAGAACTTTAAATGCTCTGCCAATGTAGCTACATCGTTTGCAGCTTGAGCAGCTTGTTCATGGTTATTCTTTGTTTCATAGTTGTAGTAGCTTTTAAGGACTTGGTTAATCTCTATATAAATTTGTGAATAGTCAGTCATTCTTTATCTTCTTCCATATTTGGGTCAATATAACCTTGTCCTAGTGGCCTATCTGCAAGTTCGTTCAGTTCCCACTTGCGAGCAAACTCAGCAGACATAGCATCAATGGCAGCGTTCCATCCTAGCATAAAGTATTCTTGCGGATGATACACAGGCTTATCTAAACTATTAAATGCCTCTAGGCAATGTTTATTAATCATTTTTGTTTAAACCTCAAATTAACAACATCCTGGCTAAATGTCGGCTGAACATCATCTAAGGTTCTAGCACACATCTCTCTAAAATCAGACCACTTCTTAATGTACTGCGCTTGCTCACTTGCTGGCACATAGCTATATAGCTTCTTCCAGCGAACAGTAATGTCTGTTCCAGCCTTGCTATAAATGTAATCATTTAGTTTTTTCTTCATCTTTTTTGCTCCTATATTTTGGTTCTGCATTACGATTTAAACAAATTGCACATTTCCATCTACTTGTGTTTTTCATTCTTACCAATTTAAAACCTTCAATCGGTCTAGAAACCTGACAACTAACACACCATTTCCTTTCAAGCATCCCAACCTTCCTTTAAATATCCAAATTCTGAGGCATCGCTTACGGCTCTCATATCGGAACACACATCGCACTTGTCTATCCATATACGATATTCATGATTTTTAGGTCTATGAATACCCCATTTAGCTCCACATTCAGAGCAAACATTATCAGGCTGCTCCTGTGCTAACTTCATTGAATTTATCTTTCATCAAGTTGTAAGCGTTGGTTATTGGGGGTAATAGAGCTGGTTTAGCCTGATACTTCTTGTATAATTTAGCAAAGGCCACCTTGAGTTCGGCAGGGGTTTTTTGCGTCTTGATTTCCAAAATATCGGCATCTAACGCATCTCCTGTGTCTATATCATCCCAGAGATCCTCTCCTACATACAGGCTTAATCCTAGACCATGTAAGGCAATTGCTTTCGCCAAAGCCCTTTGCATAGCGGTATTAACGGCAAACGCATCTGGGTTAGGTATAGCCTTATTGCGATAATCCATTACTGGAAGCTGGGCAGTCATAGACTTGCCAAACGCTGTAACAGTACAAAAGACCATCATGGTTTCACCAAACATAATAGGCTGTCCATAAGTCCATGTAGCGCTCTGGTCATGTATCAACAATGTATCTACAGCCCATGCCCAGGACAAGTAGCTAAGATTGTTCTTCTTCTCTATCTTGTCCGATACATCTATCTTGCGTAATTCTATATAGCTAGTCATTTTTAATTCCTTCACTCAAGGTTAAATTTTGCTGCATCTTCCCAATACTCAAACGATTTTGTGTATATCTTTAGACCAAGTTTTGCCCAATCCTTTTGCTCTACACAATCACGAATAAACTCTTGAAACTCTACATCATCACAGTCTTGTCCAATAGCTTCTCCAAGTTTGGAAAGATTTGTAGGATCATAGCGTGGATCGTTCTTGACCAGCCAGTATGCTTCCTCTGCGATGCGCTCTGCATCTTCTTGGTCATCCCAAGGTGCTTCATAGTAGGAGTTGTTGTTCATAATGAATACACTCCAATACGAAAGCCGTATGTACCAACAACTATTACTGCAATAAAGAAACCTAGTATGCCACCTAAGATAAAGTCTTTCATTTGTTACTCCTTCACGAGTTGATAAAATTACTTCTTTACCCAAATTTGCCTAAAGTTTGCACGAGCATTTGTAACCCCACCAGTACGAATCCAAATTCTTTTATGTGTTTTTCTTTTGGCACATAATTCTTTTGCAAACTGAGTTCTACAATGAGCTATTGCATCTTTAGATGATATAGGGCTGCCATCAACAAGAATCAAACTATATCCTGATTCATCTTCTTTCATTGCATGAGAATAATTTGCAATCGTAAATACTTCATCAAAAAACTGAGTAATTTGATTTGATCTAAATTTATTTGTAATGCCAACTACTTTGTATTGAATTTCGTATTTCATTTTCTACCCCTTCACGAGTGTTAATAAAATTTACTGCATAGATAAATACTAATCGATAAATGTAGAGATTTTCAACAGAATGTAGAAATATTTTTATTTGTCGCTTTTTAGCAACTGTTGGTTTTACGCACTAATGTAGAATAAACAATCAACTAGGAGAAATCATGGAAAAAACAGCATTTGATAACCTTATGGCAGAGTTTGGCTCAATCAAGAACTTATGCGACAAGATTGGCGTTAAGTATGTTACAGCCTATGCCTGGAAGATGCGTAACGGAATCCCTAAGAAATGGCATACAGCGATCATAGAGGCTTCCGAAGGCAGATTGACGGCAGAACACCTTGGTTAGTAATAATGCCCGCACAATCGCTTTATACGAGTCCAAGGGCTATAAGTGCGATATAGTCGAAAGCTACAATTCATTTAGCAGACGAAAAAAAGACTTATTTGGAATTTTCGACATAGTGGCTATTGGAAACGGAGAAACATTAGGTATACAGCTCACATCCAAAAGCAATATGTCCAGCCGAATAAAGAAAATTACCGACTCGGACTTCTTTACCGAAATCGTAAGGTCTGGATGGCGAATTATCGTAATTGGATGGTATAAAAAAGAAAATGGCAGATACGACTACAAAGAATTTGAATTTTAGTTTATAGTATAAGTTCTTGTATTGGCGGCTCTAACGACATCGTAGCGATACAGGAGTAGTACAGCGCTACTAGGGGGTAAAGGATGAAACAGCGCAATATAGGTGGTGAGGTTAGTGCCTATTCCTTGAACGACTGACGGGTTCTGTAACTCCGATGGAGCAGATGAAAGCAAACCTAGGTAGGGCTAGGTTCGTTCACCGAAAGAGCAGTAACCTTCTTAATACCTATCAATGTCTATTACTTATACATATTGATACCTATGTGTACATTTATTGACAAAAAGTATAGACATGACTAAACCTTACAAAATGACCCGATCAAGAATTTTTGTGTAATATACGCTACTTTTTCTTACATTATTCCCGATTAGGAAATAAAAGCCTATTTTAAAAACGCTTGTAAGTGCATGAAATTTAAATAAAAAGTCATGCAAAAATAGGACATTGTTATCCGATATTTGTATATAATTTTAAGACATGATAAGACAAGAATACATAGACCAAGCTGCCCAATTCATGCAGCATGAAAGTAGGTTTAACCTAAATTTCTATCCTTGCTTAGAGGATGATGCTGGTCATGGGTTTGATGAACACTACATTTATCATGTAGCCTGGGCGCTTAGAAAGATAAAAGAGATAAACCCTAGAAACCATATAGATATTGGGTCTAGTCTACATTTATCTACTTGTGCAGCAGCTCTAGTGCCTACAACATTCTATGATTTTAGAGCGCCAAAGTTAGTAGTACCAAATTTGTTAGTAGCTCAGTACGATTTGACTGCATTTCCATTAGCGCCAGCAGAATGTATTTCTTGCTGTCATGTTGTAGAACACATAGGACTAGGAAGGTACGGAGATGATCTGGACAACGAAGGCGATCTCAAAGCAATTGCGAATCTTAAAAAGATGGCAGACAAACATCTGCTTTTTGTTGTACCAGTTGGAAGGCCACTTGTTGCGTTTAACGCACACCGCATTTATAGTCCTGTCTATATTCGTGATCTGTTTAGTGAGTATGATTGCGAGTTTTTTCTTATTCCTAATGATGGGGGAAACCCTGTAGTATCTGAAATTACAGAGCTAGATCTACCCTATGCTTGTGGGTGCTTTCATTTTGTAAAAAAGTAGTTGCATTTTTGTAGAGTTCTCGTTTAGTATTTATAAATGGACAAAAAGATTAAAAAAGCAATGCACTATATGTGCGCTGATTCAAGTAGTTGCTTCCCTTCCTGGCAAGTAAAATCACACAAATTAAAATGGCTTAAAGATTGTTTGCTTTACAGAGGCATAACTAACGATGGTGAGATAGTTGTTACTCCAGTTGTTATTGCTACCGACATGGACAAAACAAGTTATATGATGGACTGCATAACTGGGTCGCTGTACAAAGATGGTATTTGTAAAACTTCTGACCACCTAATACTGCTAGATGTTGTAGAGGAAAATGGTTTAGCTAAAGAGCTGCTAACAAAAAGAACTAAAGCGATGGGGGCTTAAATGAACAATGAACCAGTAGCGTGGATGGATAAGGAAACAGGATGTTTTGTTTACAGCCGATATGATTATGAAGATTTAGACGAGTATGGAAAAGATGGTCTTATTCCACTCTACACTCATCCAGTAAAGACACTAACAGATGAGGAAATTGCCAAAGTTGTGCATGAACTTAATCAAAAAGCTAATACACCTGACCGATGGGTGACTGCTATGGAAATAGGAGCAGCAACAATTATTCAGTTAAGGGATGAATTAGCAATACTAAAAAAGGCACAAGAGCAATGACACTTGTTAAATGGACAGGAACAATACTATGTCTGATAGGAATATTCCTAACTAGCATAAATGTCTATCCATCTAATATTTGGTTTGGAGTTGTTGGTAGCGCTATATGGGCTTTTTCTGGTATATACCAAAGGGATATACCATTGTTTCTTGTAGAAGCTGTGGCAGTTGCTTTTTATGCCTATGGCGTGATAACCTATTATTTCTAGTGAAGGAGAGATGATGTTTGAAACATTTTGGGCGCTTTATCCAAGAAAAGTAAGTAAGCGTGTAGCCCAGCGTAAGTTTGAGGCTCTTAAAAAAGATGAGCAGCAACAAGCGCTAGAGGCTTTGCCTAACCATATTGCTTATTGGAAATCAAAGGATACAGAGATGGAGTACATACCCCATGCAAGCACTTGGATAGGGCAATATAGGTTCGAGGATGAAATAGTAATAGAAGAACAAAAAGCAAATAAACGGCCTGAGTTGCCTTGGTATAGTTCAGAAGAAGCAACAATAAACAAAGCAAAAGAAATAGGAGTCCACGCTTATGCTGGAGAAGGATGGCAGCAATGGCGAGCAAGGATCAGCCAAAGAATTAAGCAAATTGAGGAGCAAACATAATGGAACTCTTTGAAAATAAAAACCCAATATTTGACGAGTGGAAGGATATGCCAGAATTTGTTCAAGAAAGGCAAGACCCTTACGCAAAAATAATAATTAGATTTGAAACTAAAGAAGATTTAGAAGAATTTTCTAAATTAATAGGTCAAAAACTTACACAAAAAACAAAAAGTATTTGGCATCCAGAGTTACAAAGAGGAATAAATTCTGCAAAAAGGTATGTAGATGAATCCTAATTACCCTGTGTATATTGTATCCAAAGGTAGGTGGGAAAGTAGGCTTACAAGCAAAGCATTTGAAAGAATGAATGTGCCATATAACATTGTTATAGAGCCACAAGAATACGATGAATACGCAGCCATGATTGACCCTAATAAAATTTTGGTGTTACCTTTTAGTAATTTAGGCCAAGGTTCGACTCCTGCAAGAAATTGGATTTGGGATCACTCAATATCGTTAGGGGCGAAAAGACATTGGATTATTGATGACAACATAGAAAACTTTCATAGATTAAATAAAAATATTAAGCCTGTTGTAGAGTCAGGAACAATATTTAAAGCAGCAGAGGACTTTGTAGAAAGATATGAGAATGTTCCTATTGCTGGATTTAATTATTATTCTTTTTGCAAAACAACAGACAGGATTCCACCTTTCACATTAAATACTAGAATTTATTCAACCATACTTATAGATAATAATTTTCCACATAGATGGAGAGCAAAATACAATGAAGATACAGATTTATCTTTGTTAGCTCTTAAAGCTGGTTACTGCACCATACAATTTAATGCTTTCTTGGCTGGAAAAGTGACAACCCAAAGAATGAAGGGTGGAAATACAGATGAAATTTATAAAAATGGCACTTTGGATAAATCTCAATGTTTAGTAGATTTGCACCCAGATGTTGCTAAAGTTGTTTGGAGATTCAATAGATGGCATCACCATGTAGACTACAAACAATTTAAAAAAAATAAACTAATAAAAAAGGATGGTTTGCAAGTTCCTAATGTAATTAATAACTATGGAATGAAACTTATTGATGGACACGAGCAGCGAGGAATGGCGTAAAGAATGTGAGGCTAGAGAGTTACTTAGTTGGCCTTTAGATAAACGCAGAAAACAATTAGACCTAGTACAGCAAAAACGAGGATGGCAAGCTAGATTAGATCTACAAGATGAAATGGAAAGATTATGGAAATTAGCCCGAACAAAGCAGTTGAGTTCATCATCAAGCAATCAAGTGTCTTTGCAGCAGCCAAAGCAAATAGAACTTATATAGAGAACTATCTGCGATCTGCTAAAAGCCGTCTTATGCTGGAATCTACTGCATCTAGCATTGCTGCTAAAGAAATGGAAGCCTACGCTACAGATGATTATGTAGATTTATTACAAGGGCTAAAAGAAGCAGTAGAAGTAGAAGAAAAGCTAAAATGGCAATTGATAGCAGCTCAAGCAAGAATAGAAATATGGAGAAGCCAAGAGGCTACTAATCGTACTATAGACAGGGCTACACAATAGTGGCAACTAAAGATGAAAAAAAGCGCCTTAACCAGATTGCAGAACTCGGATGTATTTTATGCTCCGAAATCCTTGGGATTGAAGGCACTCCGTCAGAACTCCATCATGTTAGGCGATATGGAAATGTCAGGCTTGCATCCGAAGTGCTTGGTTTATGCCCAGAGCATCACAGGAATGGAAATGATAGCCTTCACCGATTGGGTGTCAAAGGTTTTGAAAAAAAATGGGGAATATCCTGTGAGGAGTTGTTGGAGCGAGTCGATCAGAAACTTGGAAAGGGATCTAAGTGAACGCAAATGATTTAGCTGATAGATTAGAGCAATTTTATTCTGGCTCACACATCCAAAAGGCTGCGGAAGTGTTACGCCAGCAACAGACTGAAATAGAAACATTAAAAAGTGATATGCGTATGTTACTCAAAGAATATTATGAATACTGCGTTAAAAACAAATGAGTTTTACTATCTATACGCATGAAGGCATGAAAGTTATTCAATGGTTCTTTAATATAGATGAACTTATTAAATCTATGCTTAATAACCCCAAAGATAAATATCATAGGAATTAAAGATGGAAACAAACAAAATTGTTAATGAGTTGATAGATTTGTTTACTGGCAAGGTAATGACTCAGAATGAAAATGAGGTGCTATACAGAGCAATAAAACTAATACATGATCTAGAGGATCAGTCCAAGTTGTACAAGTCTTTATTGCCTAATAAATCAATGGATGGTGGAAACCACTAGAGTTCTAGTGGATCTAGGCCAAGCTCATGCCCTACCATTTTGCACCTAGTTCTAAATGCTTTTCCATGCTGCATCCATTTATCACCTTTTTGTCTATGGAAACTCATGTGGATCGCTTCATGGCAAAGGGTAATTAACAGAGTGTAATAATGCCCACACCTGGCAGAAGATATAGTAATGGTATGCTCATAATCTCCACCAGTATCTAGTAAATATGTTCCCATTACCTCTGGGTCTGGAGTTACTATAAACTCAACCTCATCTGGCAACGGCATTTTCCATTTAGTAAATGGATAGCAGCAATAAATAGAGGCGTAAAGATTGCGAACAACCTCTGAATTTAATCTCATGCTAAATGTTTAATTTTTGAATGTGGGATTAAAGACCTAGTATCTACAGAATAAGCTCCACAGGCTTTACATTGATAGCGCTGGTATGCACCAGTAGTTGTATATCTTAAACCTTTGCTAATTAAATGTGGCTTAGAACAAGTAGGGCATACAAACCCTTTTCTGTCTTTCATTAATGACTGATTGACAGGCTGCTTAATCCAAGGCAATAACCTTTTGTATAGCTTTTCAAGAAGTATTACATCTTGGATGTTGTATTCCTCCATAACCTTCCATGCTGCTTTATCATTGTTCATACACTTAATCCAAAGTATATGGCCTTCATGGTGGTTTTTCTTGCCAAGACCTAGGCGCTGGGCTACATAGTCTAATTTATTGCTTGGAAACCTAAATTGGCTTTTAACCACTCTAAGCAAGTCTATTTGTTTTATTGGTGGTGGTGGTGTCATGTGATGCACCAAGAACTCTTTATTAAGAGTTGGCATATCAAACTTAGTACCATTGTAGTGAACTACGGCATCTGCATCTTCTAGTAAACCATGTATTCCTTCTAGCATAGCTTTAGGTTCACTTTTTTGAACTGAATCAAAATAAATTTGTTTATCACCAAGCCACTTGGCTGAATAGCACATAGTGTAAGATGACTCTAGGAGCTGCGAAAGACCTACATTCTGTTGCCAAATACCCCAAACATGAGCCACATTAGGAGAGGTCTCTATGTCTAAAAGTAAGATTTTCATTAAGCGCTTTCGGTTATTGCGTTAAGATGTTGAATATAATACAATAAATTCTATTAAATTAATATGACAATTTATGGAAACTCGTCTTAAGAACTGGGCGTGGTATGTATCGTATGGCGTGGTAGCTCCACAGCCAGATACTACTTGCCGTAGCTTTGAAAAGAACTACATTCCAGAACTAGGTAATCTGTATGCTGAGTCTGAGCCACACTATGAGCCAGACCATGTAGACGGAGATCTCATAGAACAGGCAATTAAGAATTTACCACTAGAGTTGCGTAGAACTCTTAAAATGCGCTATGTAAGCCATCCTTACGCTTCTACAGGACAACTAGCCCATGCTCTTAGAATTTCCCCTCATCGGCTAGAAGTAGATTTAGACAATGCAAAGAAACGACTCCAGCACGAACTGGATAAAAAAACAAAATCAGCACACTATTCGGACTTGCTCAAAATGCAAGATGCAAAAGACAACAGCTGAAGGAATGTACGAAATTTACAATAATGGCATGAATGAAAGATTTATCTGCAAATCTTGTGCAGATCGAAAAACACATTTATAATTTGGCTAGGGAAACTTTGCCCAAAATTTCTGTATTAAGGCTACTAAATGAAAATTGCTATCGGACTATTAGCTCCCAAAGAAGATGACCATGAAATGCCAGAAGGCATGGGTTTATTAGAAGATCCAATGGTAGATGAGTCTAAGTACCCTGTTACCAAAGAGTCTAACGATAGAATGACCAAGACCTTGATGGAAACTCGGCATTTTGGTGCTAAAGATCCAGCCAATGCTGGGGACTTTTGGGTTAAATTAGTAGAGTTTTGGGGATTGCCAGAGGAAATGACGGCAAATCGTTACTGCGCTAACTGCGAATATTTCGACAATAGCCCTAAAGCATTAAAAGCAATGAAAGTTGTTTCAGAGAATGAGTTTGATCGTAATGGTGGTGGGCGTGGTTTCTGCCATAAATATGAGTTTATTTGCCATAATTTGCGTGTTTGCGAATCGTGGGAAGAAGCTGAAGAACAGGAACAAGACTAATGAAAACTGGACTTTATGCCAATATCAACGCTAAAAGGGCTAGGATCAAGGCTGGATCTGGCGAGAAGATGAACAAAGTTGGTAGCAAGGCTGCTCCTAGTGCTAAAGATTTTAAACAAGCAGCTAAAACGGCAAAGCCTAAGAAAAAGTGAGATTAGGGATAATTATCCCCTATAGAGATAGAGAACAGCATCTAGCTAAGATGCTTCCTCATACAGTTAGCTTTTTCCGTAGAAACACCAAAATAGAGCCTTTGTTCTGTATCGCAGAACAAGTAGACGATAGCCCATTTAATCGTGGAGCATTAGCTAATCATGCTTATGCAGCAATTGCTGGAACTGTAGATTATGTTTGTTTTAACGATGTAGACTATATGCCGATGTGGGCAGATTACTCAGAACCCAGTTTGCCAAGCAGAATTATCTGGCATGGGATGGAATCTAGACCAGTAGGGCATGGAACAGATCAGGTAGTTAATGCCCAACGATATGGCTTAGCTGCTGTAGCGCTGATGAAGAAGTGGCACTTTGAAGCCTGTAACGGATATTCCAATACTTATTGGGGATGGGGTTACGAGGACACAGACCTAGCCAAGAGGCTCGAATCTGTTGGTTTGCCACTAGGATATAGGGATGGTACTTTTATTGCCTTGGATCACGATTCTAACGGCTACGATGCCAATGGTGAAACAGAAGCAAGCAAGGAAAATCACAAAAGATTTAGTAATAGGGTTTACCCTAACATGACAGATGGCTTAAGTAACTTAGAAGCTAATGTTGTAAATATACAACAGCATACTGCTAAAGGATTAGCAGATGGCGAAGAAGCTCCGTTGATATGGTGCAAATACGATCTAAAGGAAATGTATGAAGATGAGCAAAAAGCAAGCCAAGTTCGGTAAAGTCATGGGCGAGTACAAAGAAGGCACTCTACATTCTGGTAAGGGCGGTAAGGTCGTAAAGAATCCTAAACAAGCAGTTGCTATTGCTATGTCAGAAGCAAGCAAGATGGCTCGCTATAAGAAATAATGGCTGGCTTATTGGATACAGCGCAAGGGCGCTTGATGGGATTGTTAAATATCCCTACAGAATTGCAACGCTTTTTATACAGCCCACAATCATTTATGGGTTTGCTTGGACAAAACAAACTGCCTAATGAAACTGGTTTTGTAGAAGGCGCAATGGGCATAGATCGTAAATATGGCTCAGAAAAAGGATATGCACAAGGTGAGCCATTAGCATTACCTTTAGCTTTGGCTAGTATGGCAGCTCCTATGGCAGGGCCAGCAGCAAAATCATTAGCTCCTAAAGCTGGGCAAATGGTTGAGAATTATCTGCGTTCTATTGGTGGTATTGCTGACATTGTGCCAGTTAGCAATGTATCTAAATCTACAAGCAAGGTTGGTGATTTTGACCCTAGATTTGACCCTAGAGCAAAAGAACAAGAAAGATTAAAAAACCTTACAACTACTGTAGAGTCTACACAAAAAGTTGATGCACCAAAAGTATCTCTTGTAGATTTTGAAGGAAGGCCATTTATTACAAGTATGTCTGATAGGACTGCTGCTGGTGGAGATTTGCTTAAAATTAATGATGTTGAGTTAAATAGACCAATTGGATTGCTTGGCGGTCAAGACTATATGTTTAATAATCCTGGGCAAGTTTGGGCATCTGCTCAAGCTCCAGTAAAACAATTAATGCAAGCTGCTGATGTTTTAAAACAAACTACAGGACAAAATCCTTTATATATACCTTGGAGAATGGCTCCGACAGGCGGTGATTTTGCAACCATGACAGGCGAAACAATGCTGTCGTATGCACAAAGCGCAATGGGTAAAGCAGAAAAAAAAGCATTAAATAAAACAATTAAAGAGTTTATTCCAGAATGGAAAGGCGTAGATTCACCAGAAAGCATTAAGCAATTTAGAGATGCACCAGACGCAATAAGAAAATCTGTAATGAATGAGATGGATGTTAATTTTAGAGATCTTGGTGGCCTCAATATTGGCGAAGCTAGGTTATCTGTTGCAGATAAAAAGCAATTGCTTTCTCCAGATGCTGGAATAATGAACATTGGAGAAATATTTGCAGATCAACCTATGATTATGCAGTCTGGTCATCCGTCTTATCCAAGGGGAGTCCCTGGACAAGGTTTAGGAATGTTAGAAGATCAGCGTGGTATATATGAGCTTTTACCAAACGCAGCAAAAGAGCGTGGAATTGTAGATCCAACAATGCCTGGTCAAACAGACATAAGAGCATTACAAATGAAGCCGTACTACGGAATACTAGACGCAGAGTTGCTTAAATCTCTTGGTTATTGATATAGGTATTCTGGTTTAAATTGAGATGCTAATTCACCATCATATTTGTTAGATAGGAAAGAAGAAACATCTTTTATAGATACAGAAGTTATCTTTGACCCTATGCAAAAAGCCTCAAATATTGATAGGGCATCTAACATATCTTGTGGCATAGGAACATCTACATTTACAAGTGGTTTCATATAATCTCCTTAGTTCTACATTTTACTATGGAACATATTAAAATACTGTTGTAGAATAGCAACATCATCAACCATCAACCCATAGGGAATGGAATGGAAAGTTCTACAGAAAACAAAGATTTAGAAGTTGCTCCAACTAATAAGGGTGGAGCACCAGTAGGCAATCAGAACGGCAAAAGAGGTAAGTTGTTCTACAACCAGCTCAGAGTAGCTTTGGTTCAAGAAGATAGCCGTAAATTACGCATAATTGCACAAAAGCTAGTAGATGCTGCTGAACAGGGTGAGCCTTGGGCTATCAAAGAAGTAATAGATAGAGTCGATGGCAAAGCTGTACAGGCTACAGAGATTAGTGGTGCAGATGGCAATGCAATAGAGA